AGAATTACGGGGTTACACTTGGGACACCGACAAGGCGGGTACTAAATTAAACAAGCCTATCGACCGTTTAAATCACGGGCTAGACGCTCTGAGATATGCCGTAATGACTAAACTAAGACGAACAGGTAATTACGATATAAGGTGAGAGTAGCATACATTCAAAGCACATCAAAAGGCGTTGACTATCACAGGCTGACCAAGCCGCTATCTTTAAGCGCGCATGAAGTCACAGCCTATAATACTATCCCACTTGATAAGGTGGACGAAGTAGAGGCGGATGTTTTGGTATTCAATCGCGCAATGATTGAACCCGAACAACTAGAGATACTGCAAAAGTTTAGAGCAAAAGGGACTAAGATAATCGTTGACGTAGATGATTATTGGGTATTACCACAGCACCACCTAGCCTACAGCTTCTACAAGGACGGCTTCGCGGCTAAAGTTGTCGAGGCGCTTATCTTCGCTGATGAAGTATGGACTACACATGGCAAACTAGCAGCAAAGTGTGAGAAGTACAACACTAGAGTAAAGGTCTATCCCAACGCTATTGACCCGAACGAACCACAATGGACACCATACAAAACGAAGTCCGACCAATTACGTATTGGCTTTGTAGGGGGTGTTACCCATGAAAGGGACTTAGCACTAACGGCAGACGCATTTAGAATTGCACACGATACTATGAATATCGAGGCTGTCCTATGTGGGTACAACAACGAAGCAAAAGACATATTTAATATCTACAACTACTTTATGTCGGGGCGCTACGACCTTGGAACAGATACGCGGGTAATAGGTGAGCTAGACCAACATAACTATGGGGCGTTTTACGATGAGTTCGATGTGGCTATTGCGCCATTAGAAGAAAACGAGTTTAATATACATAAGAGCAACCTAAAGATTATCGAGGCGGGGATGAAGGCCACCCCGATAATCGTTAGCCATACACACCCATACGTTGACGATCACCCCGCTATCTTTAAAACGAACAATTGGCGTAAGGCGTTTCAGAAGGTCAATAGACTAGGAAAGGATAGACTTCAAGAATTAGGCTTATCTTTGCGGGACTACGTATTAGATAATTACGATTTGAATAACCATTTAAGAAAGCTATGACGGTTAACTTACCTAAAGACTGGAGCGAAGTAACGCTTGAGCAGTACATTCAACTTCACGACCTGAACGAAATGGAAGGCGAAGAGGAAGAAAGGGCGGTAGCTATCCTCTCTGTAATGTCGGGGCTTAGTATTGAGGACTTGCGAGAGGTGAGAATATCAGACATTGGCCGAATGATAAGCAAGTTAGACTTCTTAAAAACACCCGCAACGGGTAAGATAAAGCGGTTCTGGCCTTTGACTTGGAATGGCTACAGGATAACTAAGACGGCAAAGGATCTAACAGCGGGGCAATACATAGACCTTAATTACTTCCTGACCAACGTTAAAGCGCCCAAGAACTTTCCAGACGTTATGGCTATACTTATGCAGCCTACGCGGTTTGGGTTCGTTAGAAAGAAGAAAGACCTAGAGCACGGGGACATAAGGGAGGCGGCTAAACAGATGCCAATGACGGTAGCAAAGCCACTAGCAGATTTTTTTTTGCAGGCTTACAGCAAATTAGAAGAGACTACAGTGGACTATTCCCTACAGAAGATGAAGGAGGAATTGAAGAAAGCGCAGGAGCAGATTCATTTAATGCAAGATACGGCTGGCTCCGAGTTGTCCACAACATATCTAACGGGGACAGAACCAAGTGGGACTACTTCCTGAACATGGGCGTGGTTGAGTTTCTTAACTACGTAGCATTTTCAAAAGAACTTCACAGGGTAGAAGAACACGAACGCAAGCAAAGAAAGGCTATTTAAGTACATGGCCTTTAGATTGAAAGAAGCGTTAGAAGGTGGGCTTAGATTGTATGCGGCCCGCTTATCTGAATCCCTTACGGAAAAGGGCGCGGTTGCGTCTGGTCGATTAGGTGAGTCTATAGAGATACGTGTACCAACAGCACGAAAAGGAAGCTACACGGCACAGGTTCTAATGAACGACTATTGGGAGTTTGTAGACCAAGGGCGAAGCGCGGGTAAGCGGCCACCTATGCAAAGTATAATTGATTGGCTTAAATACCCCGCTGTACAGGATAGATTCACATTCGGGCGTGAAGATAGGTTTAACAACAACGCGATTCAATCAATAGCCTTTAACATCGCTAAGAAGATAGGCGAACAAGGAACGAAGGGTAACAACTTCGCGACAGAAGTATTTGAAAGCCGTATTTCTCAAGACCTACAAGATAGGCTCGCAGACGCAATAGAGAACGATTTAGAAAATACTATTGATGAGATTGCACAGTTAATGAAAGAATAGTATATTTGTACTAGATGTGAGCGAATAAACACGCAAGAAGGTCGAGTAATGTCGGGGGTGTCTTTTGGTTCGCCCTGTTAACCACTTCATCTACAGCAAGGGTTATGGAGGTTTCACTTGCTTGCCCCGTTGTCTTTAAGGCTTCGGGGCTTTTTTATGCAAACAATTGTACTTAGTGGCTATTTAAGTACATGGCAATTATAATACAGTCAGAACCAGAGGAATACTCGTTAGCATACAACGACAATGTCTGGACATTTGACGCAATACCCACAAACAACACCCGTAGATTTATCGTTAACGTATACGAGGACGGAAACGTAGACCCGTTAGCAAGACTTACGGTTTACCCAACTAACCTCTATAATGGAACGGGTCAGGATGCGTTTGTTGATGTGTCAAAAATAGTGCAATCAAAGCTTTCGCACGACCTTACAATACCAACATCCACGCATTTAGGGTTTTTACTTAACACTAATAGCCACCTTGAATATGTGTTAGTTATAAATGAGGAATGGTTAAATCCGAGTGGGGGTTATGACACTATCACAATACACTTTACTAAGGTTAAAAGCGTGTGGAATGGAGTCCAGAATTTAGATGATTGGCTAGACTTCGACCACACCGACTACCTAATGACCACGGGTGTAGGTAGCCAAAGTCTACTAACTGACGGCCCTGTTGATACTGGCTTCGATGTAAGGTATAGGGATATAAACAGCGACCAGTCGGCATCTTTGTATTTCATAGGCTCAGAGGATAGCGCGCCTTCGGAGTATCAACTAAAGACCTACAGCGAACATGATGAAGGGGGTACACTATTGTCTACGATTCAAGTAGCTAACCCGTATTCTGCGTCTATGAGCGCGAATCCTTTGACACGATACATTCGTATTCCTGTAGGTACTTCGGATATTCCATTGATAGACCCTTCGCAATTCTCAAGCGGTAGCCCTTCAACGGTTCTAAATAATGTCAAAAGCTACTCGATAGAGCTACAGGATGGGGGGTTAAAGATAAGCCACAACGTTATTTACAACATAGACAAGAACTGTTCTAAATACACGCCTATTAGGTTGCATTGGATGAATAGGTTAGGAGGCTTTGACCACTTTAATTTTGAGTTAAAGAGCGAAAATAAAACAAGCGTAGACAGAAGGGATTACCGCCAACAGCACAGACGACTATCAACAACAGGATGGAAGTATAACAAGACCAGACGCGGACGAACTGAGTATGCTATTAAAACAACCAAAAGTATTAAGGTCAACACCCACTACTTAGATGATTTCAATAGTAAGTGGATGGAAAGCCTATTTACTTCGCCCGTTGTATATCAGGAGCTTAATAATGAACTGATAGCGGTTAACATTAACGGGCGATCCATAGACGAACAAACAAGCCTTAACAACAAGCTAAACCAATACACATTCGATATTGAGTATTCGTTACTAAATCACAGGCAGCGTGGTTGATATATTTGTAGAGGGTAGGAAGTTAGACGTATCGGACGAAATGGATTTTTCGTTTAACTACTCTATTGCTGACATCAGAAACCCCGACACCCGAAGCACTGAGTATACTAAGACCATCGAATGTCCCGCCACTCAGAACAACGACATACTGTTCGGCCATATTTACGACCTGAACATAAGCAACCCCCACAACCCGTCAATATCAAATATTGATGTAAACTTCAACCCCAATAAAAAGGCAGATGTAGAGGTTCTACATGATGGGGTTAGGGTAATGAAGGGTACTATTCAGCTACGAAGAATCAAGCAGGACGGCAACGCCACGACATACGAGGTTGTCTTTATTGGTCAATTGGTTAACATCTTCTCAGTATTAGGCGATAAGCAACTAAGCGGCAACGATGTCAACGGGGTAAACTACATTGACTTCTCAGACTTAGACCACGAATACACCCGCGCAAATCAGCACGCAAGCTGGGGCGCTACGGTTGGCGAAGGGTATGTTTATCCAATGATGGATTGGGGGAATAACGTGGTCTATCATCCTTCTGGAAATAGGATTTACTATGTAGAGGACTTTAGGCCCGCGCTGTACGCCAAAGAAATACTAGACAGGATCTTTGACTTTGCGGGATTTACTTATACTTCCAGCTTCCTTGATTCAAGTTTTTTCAAACGACTGATAATCCCAACGACTAAAAATATGGGGTTGTCTGCGGCACAAATTAACCAACGGTCTTTTAAGGCGGTCAAGGTTGAACACCAAAGAATGCACAGGCTAGAGACTCAATCACCTAGTACGGTGGGTAATGAAATGTACATGACCAATTGGGGGTACATGGCGCGGCTTTGCTTTGAAGATGATTTCAACCTAGGTTTTGATAACGACAACAACTGGAAGCAAACGTCTGTGTCTGGAAACCTACAGGGGGCATACGGTAATTATGAGGCGGTCAGTGTGCATAATCACAGGGTGGACAACTACCAATGTTCTGTCGATCTACGAATACAAAAAAACCACGCGTCAGTTCCGAGGGATATTTATACGGGGGACGTAAGGATAGTTAAAATAAAAGCCTCTGACGGATCTACTAACGTAATGTATTCATCTCCTTTTTACTTTGATGGTATTACGGCTTTATCGGTAGGTTCTACAGTGCTACAGACAGTGGTTGTTGAGGGTGAGATAGAGGTTGATGCTGGTGATGAGGTTTTTGTTGATATCGTTGCAGGCTCAACGACAGAGGGGTTTGCGTCAGACTTTAGAAACTACATATCATCCAGCGGTCTTTATTGGCTTGAGTTTAACTGCACGGGCGGCTATTTTCTTAATACACCTGTCCCCACAGAGATCTACGAGGGTGACACCACGGACATAGCTAACGGATTACCGAGTGCGTCAATGTCGGACTTTTTTATGTCGTTAGTTAAGATGTTCAATCTCTACGTGTTGCCTAATCCTGAAAAAGACAACGACCTGATAATTGAGACATACACAGACTTTTATGCGGGCGGTGGTGTCAAAGACTGGTCGCATAAATTAGACTACTCTAAAGATGTTGTTCTACAGCCACTAGCACTATTGACAGCGGGTGAGTATGAGTACACCTATACAGAGGATGGTGATTATTATAATGACCGATACCAAAGTAACCACAGTCATGTGCACGGTAGGCGGCTTTATTCGGTAGATAACGACTTCCTACAGAACAAACATACTACAGAGATAGTCTTTAGCCCTTCGCCTTTGGTTAACGATGGTAATTCAAATAGACTCATTCCAAAAATTTACGATTCAGACATTGAAGAGGGTGTCTCACCTACAGACGCGAACATTAGAATCTTATACTACGGTGGCAAGTTGCTTAGTAATTGGTGGACTCACGCCAGTAGGGTTCATAGTGATAACGTTCACTACAATTACCCCTATGCGGGACACTTGACGCACCCGATAACGCCAGCGCAAGACATACACTTCGGCCTTCCCCTAGAATTATTCTATGCGGAAAACGACAACACAGGCCCGATAAGCATAACCACAAACAACCTATTTAACACATTCCACAGGCGATATCTGGATGAGATAACAGATAAAGATTCAAAGCTATTAACAGCCTATTTTTATTTAGAACCGTTAGATATTCACAACCTTGATTTTAGTGATAACATTATTATTGACAACAGCTATTGGAGGTTAAATAAGATTGAAAACTACAACCCGTTTAAAGAAAGCATAGCGAAGGTCGAGCTTTTAAAGGTGGTGGACAAGCCCGCGTTCTCTACGAAGTCTTTAAGCATTAAAGGAACGGGGTCAATAGATGACGAAAAATATCCAAGCAAGCCAAAGAAAAAATCTAACAGCAATCACTACCCAGATTTTCAGGGGGCGGTTAGAGGTAGGAACAACAACATCGACCCAGAGGCTAATAACTTCGAGGTCAATGGTGATAACAACACAATAGAGCGCGGGGCTGATAATATAACCATCCGAGGCAATAACAATATTGTGAGAGAGGGCGTAACTAACGTCACCTTGATAGGCTCAGACAACATAACAGTCGAGCGCAGCCACACCACCTTTATAAACAATCAGCCCCAAGATTGGGACGGGGTAATTGATTCAGGCGAAGATGGCGACCCCTCCTTTTCAGAAGTCCCTATTTACTTAATAGATAGTTCAGGCGATGAACAGTATAGTAATTCAGCTATTTACTTAATAGACAGCGGTGAAATATGAGCCAAGCAGCACGACACAAATTAAGGCGGTCAACATCAACAGGTGATGTACCAGTAAACGCAACGAGTTCAAGCGACCACAGGGACGGAACTTGGTCAGACCTTGAAACGTATGTAGGTGAGTTGTTCTTAAACACAACCGACCACAGGCTATTCGTAAACTCAGGCGGTACGATTCAGGAACTACCTTTTATCGGACAAGCCTATAAAGCGAGCGTAACGATAGCTACGGCAGACGTACTAACGTCAAACGTTACCCCTGTTGAATTGGTAGCGGGAATAGCTGGAAAGGAGCTTAAATGTATCGAGGCCAGTGTTCACGTAAAGTACAACAGTATTACGTACACCACGAACCTAAACGCGGCCATTATAGCTGCGGGCGCGAGTACGTCACAACTTGAAAATACAGGCGTTTTAGGCGCGGGGTCTGATTTAATTTCGGCCTTTGCCCCACAGGAAGGAGGCGCAAGCGCAAACGTAATAACGGGCGCGGCTTTGCAGTTTATTACAAAAGGAGGCAACCCCGCAGCGGGTGACTCTGATATAGTAATAGACTTCACTTACATTATAAGAGATATTGCGTAATGGCTAAAAAGTCGGTAGCGTTTGAAGTTAAGGTAGAAGCGAAAGACGCTGACCAGTCGGTAGCGGAATTAAGAGAACAATTCACTCAGCTACGCGAAGAAATAGACGCGTATAAAGAGCAGACCGACACGGCTATGTCGGAAATGAAGAAAGGGTTTGAGTCCGCTAACTCAGCGGCTAAAAAGACACAGTCTGGTATTAGGGGTGTGGCTAACGGCTTTGGCAAGCTTATCAAGTCGCTAGGTATTATCACCTTGATAGTTGGGGCTTTTGCTGAGTTGAAAAACGCTATCAACCGAAACCAAGAAGGCGCAGACTTTCTAAACAAAGCGATGACCGTACTAGAGGTCACGTTTTCAAGTATTGTTAACGAGGGTATTATTCCTTTGTCGAAGTGGCTGGGTAAACTATTCACAGAGCCACAGGAGGCACTAGACGATTTCCTAGACTCAACCAAGGGTGTTCGAGATTGGTTTATAGAGATAGGTAAGTATATCGGCACTACATTCCTTCTGAATTGGAATAAGGTTGTATTGGGTGTAGATGAATTGCGGCTGAAGTGGAATGAATTAACAGGCGACACAGAAGAGAGCGAGAAGATAATGCGGGCGATAGTTGATAAGCAACTAGAAATTGCCAAGCTATCAGCCGAAAACGCAGAACGAGGTAAAGAGATAGTTAAGACCGTAACCGAGGGTGTAGAAGATGCGTTTGAAACGGTAAAAGAAACCTTTGAGACAGCGTTAAAAGCTGCGGGGACTATCAACGAACTAGAGAAAGCCGCGGCAATTGGTGACGCTTTGCGGGCTAAAAGGCAGTTAGAACTACAAAAAGAGGCGGAACTTCAAAGGCAGGTTAGGGACGATGTAAGTCTAACTATCGAAGAAAGAATAGCGGCTAATGAAAAGCTAGGTAAAATCCTAGATTCACAGGTCGAGATTGAGAAAGGCGCGGCACAGGCTAGACTTGCTTTAATAGACCAGCAGATTGAGTCGTTCGGTGAAACCACGGATTTGATTGTTCAGAGAATCCAAGCCGAAACCGAATTAGTAGACATTGAAGAAAGGGTAATCGGTCAGCGTTCGGAGCAATTAACAAACCTGAACGCCCTTACACAAGAGCAGAAGGAATTACAAAGCGAACTAGCGTTAGTAGGTAAGACCCAACGAGAAACCGAATTAATAGAGCTAGAACAACATTACGAGCTTCTAGCTGACATGGCAAGACGGGCGGGTGAAAGTGACGCGTTAATAGTCTCATCGCGTAATCAAGCTATATCAGCCCTTAACAATAAGTTCCGAAAAGAGGACATTAAAAAGGAACAGGACAGGGTTAAGAAGATAAGCGCAGAAGAGCAGAAACTAGCAAAGGCTAAAATGGACGCAGCGACAAGCGCGGCTAATGTGCTTGGTCAGGTCGCTAACCTTATCAACCAACAGTCACAGGCGGGGGTAGTTGCGGCTAAAGTTCTAGCTATTGCACAGGTGGCAATTGACACAGCGGTTGCAGTTTCGGGCGCAATAGCACAGGCTCAAAGCGTCCCATATCCCGGTAATCTTGTAGCAATCGGAACGGGTGTAGCGGCTGTCTTGGGCGCAATAGCACAGGCAACCACAATCTTAAACGGGACAAGCGTAGCTGGGCCGTCTGCCAACATCCCTACCAACATAAGCACACCAAACGCAACCGCGCCAAACACGCAACCAGTCACCACAGCCACAACGCAATTCAATGAAGAGCAGGTCAATCTAGCGAACATTGGGCCAATTCAAACATTTGTAGTTGAAACTGAAATGACCACGACACAGGGCGACATTGCCCAAATTCAAAACCAAGCAACATTCGGCTAATGGACTTACCTATAATTAAACTAACGATAGACGAAGCGGACGAAACAAGGGTAGAGAAAGTATCTTTTGTTGATGACCCTGCCATCGAGCGTCAGTGGATGGCCTTTAAAAAGTCCCCTTATCAATTCAAAGAGGACGAAGAAAAGAGAATTGTTAGCGGGCCTTTAATGGTGGCGGGGTTGCCTATTTACCGAGCAGACGAAAACGGTGAGTATTACGTCCAGTTTGATGCTGAAACCATCCGTAAGATAGTTCTAAAGTTCTTTAAGGAGCAACGAATGAACGAGGTCAACTTAATGCACGAAACAGACGTAGACGGGGTCTTTATGTTTGAGTCGTTTATCATAGACGAACGCAAACGAACACCCGAAGGTTTTGACGATATGCCGAACGGGTCTTGGTTCGGGTCTTTCAAAGTAGAGAATGACGAGGTATGGCAAAAGGTAAAAGACGGAACATTTAGAGGGTTTTCGGTAGAAGGTATGTTTGCTGAACTTTCAGAACGCACAGCCGACCAAGAATTAATAGAGACTATCATCAGAGTGATAAACGAAAACAGTTGATTCTCAACTACTTAGCGCGGTAAACGGAACGCGTGGAAACGGTAGCTATTTAAGGGCAAATAGTTATCAATGGATTTAAAGGAAAAAATCACAGCTAAACTAGCTGAAATCAAAAAGGTTGTCTTTGAAGATGAGGTAGCCGAAGAAAAAACCTTTGTAGACGCTAAGACCGCAACGGGTGAGATTCTAAAAGTTGAGCCAGCGTTAGAAGTTGGGGCTACTGTAATGGTAATCACTGAGGATGGTGAAGAAGCGCCAGCGCCAGACGGGGCATACGAGTTAGAAGATGGTTCTGTTATCGCGATTGAAGCGGGCGTTATTGCTAACGTAGAAGCTATCGAAGCACCAGCGGAAGAAGAGATGGCAGCTGAACCAGTAGCGGAAGCGGTAGAAGAAACACCGAAAGCACCTTTCGATTTAGAGGCGTTGCAAGGTCAGATTATCGACAAACTAAATGTAGCTATCACCGAGAAGATTGAAAAGCTACGATTCGCTAAGACCGAGGAAGTAGAAAAGCTAATAGCTGAGAACGACAAGCTGAAAGCGGGATTCAATTCAGCCTTAGAGTTGATTGAAGAATTAGCAAGCGTAGAGGCGGTAGAACCAGAAACAAAGGTTAAGCCTAACGCATTTAAAAAGAAAAGAGCTGGTCGATTGACCATTCAAGAATTGAAAGAACTAACTAAATAATTAAAACATGGCATTTGATGTATCTGGGCTAGCAGCCTACGTTGAAGAGCAAAGGCAAGAACTTCAAACCGCAACAGTTGCGGGGGCGAAGATGATGCAATTGGTCGAAGTCCTAGACGGAGTTAAGGGGACGGAAAAGCTACCACAAGTAGCGAACACAATATTTTTTCAATCTGATTCTTGCGGCTTTAACGCTTCAGGTGATTCTACTTTTAGCCAGCGGGCGATTACCGTAGGTGATGTAAAAGTAGACCTTGAGTGGTGTCCTAAAGACCTAGAGAAGAAATATTTTGGCGCTCAAATGAGAGCTGGCGCAATGTATGACAGCGTTGAGCCAGATGCGGTTTTCCAAGTTATCCTAGATGACGTAATGAAGAAGATTGCTAAAAATGTTGATGTTGCTATCTGGCAGGGTAACACTTCCACGGGCACAGGTAATAACCAGTACTGGGATGGATTCATTGATGCAATGTCAGGAAACGGAATTGACGCAAACTCAACTTCTATCTATGACGGTTCGGCCCTAACAGCATTTAACGCTACCACAGGTCAGGAAATTGCTTATAGATTGTATACAGCATTAGCTGAGAACAACCTAACCGACCATGACGATACTATTGCTTTTGTAGGCGCAGACGTTTACGCAGCTATTCAGGTATCATTGATCCAAGGCGGTTCAACTTACGGAACAGAGATCAACAGCGGGTCAGGTGATCCAAACGTTGAGTCTATGCAAGGGCTAACATTCCCCGGCACTGGAATGAAGTTTATCCCTGTAGTTGGCCTAACAGGACAAGACAAGGTATACGCGGGACGAACTTCAAACTTCTTTATCGGAGTTGATGGATTGAACGACTCAGAGTCCTTTGATGTGTGGTATTCCAAGGATGACAAGAAAGTGAAATTCTCTACTGAATTTAAGGTAGGGTGTCAGATTGCTTTCCCAGACGAAGTAGCAAAAATCGAACTATAATAAGAAAACATGGCTTGTACACTAACAACAGGATTTACTTTAGATTGTAAGGACTCGATAGGCGGTATTAAGTCGGTTCGATTCGCTACCAAATCAGATTGGGATTCTCTAAGTGCTACTATCGCAAGCGGTGAGGTTACGGCTATCGGGTCGGCCTCAACCGTTTTCTATAAGTACGAACTAAGACGAGAAACTTCATCTTTTAACGATGACCCACAACCAGACCAAGCAACAGGCGGGCTACATTATAAGCCTTCTTTGAGTATGGTAATGAATAAACTGGACACCGCTAAAAGAAACGAGATTCTTTTACTAGCTAAGAATCAACTTGTAGCTATCATTGAAACAGCACAGGCAGACGATTCAAGCGGTGACGGTGACTTTTGGGTAATGGGTAACGCTAACGGAATTGATATGGCTGCAAGTACTGGAAGTTCAGGAACAGCCGCAGCAGACCGTAACGGTTACGAGTTGGCATTTGAAGGAATGGAAGCATTACCAGTAATGAAAATCAATCCAGCTTCTGGCTCGGTTGACACTTTACTCGGTACGATAACGAATTGATATAACTACTATTTTTTAAGAAGGGCTGTCTCGATTGGGGCGGCCCTTTTTGTTATCTTCTGATTAATAACCTCACCACCCACCCAAGCTGTAAACCTTGAAACCCCACACTCGGGGTTCATTTCATATCTTGGACTGGTTGTCCTAATGTTGTTGGGGTAATGGATGACCCTGAGTTGTCTCACTGGTCTAAATAGAATACCGTAGCCGTATTCATCCACAAGGGCGCTCATCTTAAGCACTAGTTTGTCAATTGAATTTTTAAGTGCGTGGATGGCCGATAGTCTTGTTGTGTAGTGTTTACTTTGCATTATGGCTTTAACCAACATCTTTTCATCTTTAGATTTAGGTGTGGTTTTCAATAGGGTTAGCTTCCTCCATTCTTTGTATAGTGGGTACATAATTCTGTCACATACATTAATCTCATATTCCAAATCATTCATTCGGTTAATATAACTTATATTGAATCGAAAAACAAAACAAATTTATCTTTTAGCTATTTAAGGGTAGAATAAAAGACAATGGCAACAACAATATCAAATGCAACGTTAACGGTGGTAGTCACTGAGGCGGTAACTTTAAACGGGGTAGACCAAGGCGGGTCGCACACTTTAACCGTGTCAAACATAAACGAAGTTGATAGGCGTATTTTTACCGCGTCAACTTCTGAGGTTGACATTCTAGGTTTTGGATCAGCAAACGGTCAGGGTCAATACACGCGAACAGCGGTTGAATACGTCCGTATCACCAACTTAGATGATACTAATTTTGTGACCATTGGCGTAAGCGATTCGGGGTCAGATACTTTCTATGTAAAGTTGGAAGCGGGCAAGTCTTTTATCATGGGTAACGATGATTTAGAGATACACGCGACAGGTGGGGCGAGTTCAGCATTTAGCGAAGCCGATAGTATCAGCGCAAAAGCCGACACAGCAAGCGTAGATTTAGAAGTATTTGTAGCGACCACATGATAAGAATCACTAAAGACGGTTCTAATGATGTTGTCCTAACGCTTACAGAGAAAGGAACGGCAAGCCATTATTTATTTGAGTTCTTTTCAAGCGCCACACACGTTTACAGTTATTGCGTACAAGAGGACACTAGCGCGCATCCTGAACGGTACAATAAATTTGAGTTAACCGACACAGCAAGCCCAACAGCGGCAGACGGTGAAGTTGAATTAGAGGAAGGTGAATATCGTTATGTGGTTTATGCTAATACAAACGGAACGAACGTAGACCCTGACGGGTTGATAGAATTAGAGTCTGGAATGTGTACGGTGACAGGCGCAATAGTATCAACGTCAAGTTATGACCCAACAGAAACAATTTCAGCTTATGAAGGATAATCTACGGGTTATAAAATTAGACGCACACAAAGTCCCTGAGTTTAAGGAAGAAAGGTCTAAAGACTGGATTTCTTTTGGCACTTCTAAGGGGTGGCGTAATAACTACCCTGCTTACCTTTTAGACCTTTACAACCGAAGCGCGAAACATAACGCTATAATCAACGGTAAGGTTGACTACGTAACGGGTGGAGGCTTTAGCGTAGATACTGAAAAGGCAGCTTTAGATGTAGCTGCAAAGGTTCAAAAGTTTGTGAACGAACCGAACCAAGACCAAACGCTCGATGAGTTACTAGACCGCGCAGCGTTAGACCTAGAGATTTACAACGGGGTTATCTTAGAGATTATCTACAATAAGACACTCAAAAAGATAGCCTCTGTTTATGTTGCTGATATAAACAAGTATCGAAGAGGTAAAGAGGGTGGTTGGTTTTACTCAGATGACGGATGGAAAAAATCCAAGCCAGACGAGGTTAAATGGATTCCCGACTTTGATATTAACACACCAAACGGTAAGCAAATTCTATACGTAGGTGAGTACAACCCCGCAAGTCAGGTCTACCCGATACCTTCTTACATTGGCTGCATTCCTTATATTGAAATGGATGTGGAAATTGCCAACTTTCACTTAAACTCTATTAAAAACGGGTTTATGGGTGGCACGATTTTGACGCTATATGACGGTGTGCCAGACGAAGAACAGAAAAGCGCAATCGAGCAGAAGCTATACGACAAACACGGAGGAACGGATAACGCCAACTCTATAATGTTGAACTTCGCCAACGGTCGCGAAAGCGGGGGTGTGGATATTCAACAGTTAACAGGTAATGATTTCGATAAGCGTTTTGATATGCTTAACGGTCAAGTCCAACAAGAACTATTCTCAGGTCACAGGGTAACAGACCCTAACTTGTTCGGGATTAAGCAAGATGGAATCTTTGCAACCCGTAATCAATTAGTCGATTCTTACGAACTATTCAAAAACACCTACATAAAAGGTCGGCAAAACTTCCTTTTGAGGCTATTTAATGGCCTTCTAACGGTTCAAGACCTACCCGAAGCCCTAACTATTAAAGAAACCGAGCCAATAAGCGCACAATTCTCAGAAGCTACTTTGGTTTCAGTGATGACCACGGATGAAATAAGAGAAAAAGCGGGGCTACCTCAACTAGAGCAAAAGCAAGTAGAGAAGGAGTTGAAGATGTCGGCAGACGATGAACTTAAAATAGTTGATTCATTCGCTAAAACTGGCCTTTCTTTAGA